AGCCACCTCAGAATTAGCCGCAGTAACTACCGCCGCTTCTTCTTCGTCTGTCATGTCAGTAACTCTACGGGTATATACTTTACCAGCTGATAGGTAAGGTGTTACACTCTCGTTCTTTTGTGTAGCGCTGTCATACTCTTGGAAAACAATTACTTCAGCGCAGCTATTGGCCGCCAACCAATCACTGTCAGGTCCAGACCTTGGGAAGCTATTGTTAGGGAACAGAGACTTGTGATCTGCTATCTCGCCTACTGTTGAGCCATCTAATCGTGCTATTTTCATGTCTATCGTCCTTTGTCTAAGAATGGTTCTGTATCTGGAGTAAAGTTGCTGGTGTAACGAGCTATGCTGCTAACCCTAACTTCATCAAAGTACCCTTGAGCATGATTCTGATTTGAATACCTACCGCCAAGATGCAACCGTCCAGAATAAAGATCGGTACTGTCACTATATGACCCTACAGAGCTGCCCTGTTGGTAAAGTTTTGTAGTCCCACTACTACGAACTAATGCTAAGTGTGTCCAAGTATTTAGTGAAACTCCCGCACTAGCGGCAAACCTTTCGCCCCCACCGACAAAATATCTTAAACGCAAAGGGCTTCCGTCAAAATAAACATCTATATGGTGTGTATTACCTGAATGACGCATATCAAAAATATTATCGTATTGATTTATAGCCGTTAAATAAACCCAACCTTCTATTGTAAAATCTCCTATGCCAAACGCAAAAGAAGGGTTGACTGCTGTTCGCGCAAGGTCATTGCCGTCTAAGTATACACTACTATCTCCAAATTTCTTTTGTGTGGTACTTATGTTTGCACCATCTTCCAACGTCAAAACATTCTGTGCCGCACTATCAATCGCCTGACCATCTGCCATGTTTAGAAGTAGCTTGGTGTTAGTGATAGCTGTGAGAGGGGCTGTTGGAACTGTGTAACTTGTGCCAGAATATACAGCAGAGCCTTTAACCATTCGTGCATCAGAGATGTAACCTCCCCAGTAGGAGCCGCTATTCCCGCCTATGCCCAAAACACCTGTGCTATTATTAGCAGTTATATTCAGTGTGTCTGTACGCACTCTTGCACCATTAACATAAATAGAAAACACATTACCGGACGCTCTGGAAAATGCCACATGTGACCAAGCATTTAAAGGTAACCCCGTGTTGTCTGCTATTTTATCGTAAAACGATCCCCCTGACTTTATAATATATCGTAGAGTTCTACTTGAGTTATTTGAAAGCATCAAGGCCCAAGCGTGCGATCCGGTCCATTGGCCTATTATAATTGCTTGTGACGCTGGGTTTGTTGGATAAACCCACGCTTCTGCTGTAAATAAACCAGCTCCTACGTCAAAATCAGCACTGTCTGTGGCAGAAAGTTGATCCCCAGAGGCATCAAAGTAAGCACTCGCCCCGTTTACCGCAGGGTCATACACTTTTGAATTCAGGAATGGGCCGAATGATGTGACTTTTGGGTCACTTATTAGTGTTAAAACGTGACTAGATGTGGAGTCATCCAAGAAATTATTACTGCCCAAAACAAGCAGTTTAGTATTCGTAATAGCAGTCAAGGCAGAAGTTGGAGCGGTAAAACTAGAACCAGAGTAAACTGCCGTACCTTTTACGAGCCGTAAATTTGATATCCTACCCTTATAAAAGGAAGTTGCACTTGCATTACCAGCAGCGCCAATGCGAATTATGCTTGCTGAGTTATCAGCTGGTGCAGTAATAGAACCAGTGCTAATCTGTGCTCCATCCACATAGAGTGTTACGGTTGCACCAGAATTAGTAAACACGCCAGCTAGGTGATGCCAAGCACCGTCATTAACTGAGGCTCCTGCCTTGCCAACCTCGACAGTACCTATAAACATACCGAATTTATTAGCGCTTGATATAAACATCCCCCATCCAGGGTTTCCACCAGCCCCGCCGTTCCAACATGCAATTATATTTTGGTATCCATTGAAGGTAGTATTTACAAAACACTCCACCGTATAGCTGCCAGCGTCTACATTGAAGTCGGCATCTTGTGGCACAGTAAAACAATCACCACCATCAAAGTCCACAGACCAGTTGGTTCCATAAGGCCCGAAGCTACCTTGAGTTACATTACCAGCGGCAGTGATGGTGTGGTTACTTGCAGAGCCGTCATCAAACGCATTGTTCAGGCCATTGTTTGCACCGTCAAAGTGAGACAGAAAACTAACACGATTGAACTGATCATCTGAGGGACCACCCCCTGCTGATGCTGATGCCCCCATTAGGGTCTTATCAAAGGAATTAGCCAAGTGCCGCTCCCCCTAAGAAGCCATAATAGGTTGTACCAGCATCTCTGGTTAAAAACCCATAGGCGTTTACTTCAGAAGCTCCAGGTGCATCAGGAGCTGTAGCAGCTGCCCAGTCCACTGAACTAGGCCAAGTAATAGTTTTAGCACTACTTGGTTGAGTAATTACTAAGGTAAAGCTATAGGCAGTTCCGCTGGCGGGAGGGTTACTAAAAACAAACGTTGTGTTCTGATCTAGAGTTACCGAAAAAGAAGTTGCTACAGACAAGTCTAGTGTTACTGTTGCCCCTGCTGTTGCTGCAGAGTAGGTTTCTAAGTAAGACTTAGGTTTAATGCTATCATCCAACCCTGCTGTAGAAAGTAGAGCACCTACCGCAGCGTTATTTCTTGTTGCTGTCATTTACTTTGTCCTTAAGGTTGAGAAGGCCACACTATACTAGCGGGGAAACCCTCTTGGGCTGGAATATCTCTCAGAGCCGCTCTGTAAGTAGTCCAGTCACTTGTAATACGGTCTGCTAGTGCCATGCTATCAGAGGCGGCTAGTAGGTCGTCTCGTTGAGTTCTTGCCGATATAGCCAGCATAGGAGTCATGTCCGGTTGTGTTTCTTGAAAGTCAGGCCAGTCAGTTACAACGGCAGCGTCATCAAACACTGCGCCGTCGCCTGTAGTCCTGTTGTAAAATATTTTAGTCATTTGTTTATTCCTTTATGCATGATAGATTCTAATATTACCCTGTGCTCCTGGCCGTCCAGCGGGAGAGGATGTATTTCCCCAAGATGGGTGTGTTCCTCTAGCGGGACTTCCACCGCCTCCAGGGATAGTAGGGAGAGACCCTTGTTGGTTACTGCCCTGTCCAGAGCCACTGCCATTTCCGGGATTATCTCCTGCGCTTCCTCCATAAGTAGAATCTTGACCGTTCGGTCCGCCAGAGCTGTCCCAAGCCATTTGGCTGCCAGAGCCTCCTGAAAAGACAGTCTCATAGGCTGTAATATTACCAATGACTACGTCAGAGGGCAGGGCTGTATTAAAGCCGCTAGTATAAAGTGCAGGGTAAGTTATCGCGAAGTAGTTAGCTGTGTCAGTAGAACCTGCGCCACTAACACCAGATATATTGCTATGGCCAGTGTGTCCGGTTGAACCCCCAGCACTTACCGTACCAGAACTATAAACAACGCTGTTTATTGTGACAGTGGTTGCTCCACCATTAGCACCCCTTTGGGTAGTACCTCCACCACCACCATTACCACCTGCACCGATTACATACGCCGAGCCATGTAGTTGGCTTGCTTTGCATTGAACCATAAAGGCATAACCACCCCTACCGCCGTAAGCGGGTGTGTTGTTAACTCCAGCATCACTAGAAGTTCCACCACCTTGGCCACCACCAACACCGTAAAGCCAAACAATAGCATTATCAGACAGACCTGCAGGTTTAGACCATGTGCCACTAGAAGTATAAGTAGCGGTGGGACTAGCCCAATTAGGAGCAGGGTCGCCCACTGCTGTTGACGCAGCACTAAGTAGAGTTTTTACCTCATCTGCAGTCACCCCTGAACCGAGCGTGGGGTTTCCACTAGCATCGATATTCAAAGCTGCTTCAGGACTATCGCCCCAAACATAAGCACTTGCTCCGGCGTTAATTTTAAGGATTTGACCCGCCGAGCCTATGCTTGTAGGTACATCTGCTGCAAACTCAGCAAAGTCTCTTGCTTTAGTTGTCATTATCTATTCCTTTGTTATACATGGTAGACTCTTAGGTTACCCGCACCGCCAGCGCCAGCTTGACCATTGGATGAGTGGCCACCGCCACCGCCTCCAGGAACCGAGCCAGTACCATTTGGGTGAGCACCGCCAACACCTGCGTACAAGCTGCCTCCAGGCACAGAGACCAACGGGTTGCCACCATATTGAATTTTACCGCCACCGCCTCCACCACCAAATATTCCGTTAATGCCAGCGCCAGTATTCACACCCGCATTGGTCCACTCGTAATGCCCCCAATAACCAGTCACCGCACCTGACCAACCTGTTGGCTCGGAGTTTGCGGCAAAAATAAAGTCGTAAGGGGTTTTCGTGCGACCAGAAGCCAAAGTGGTAGATTGAGTCACTATGCCGTCGGGCGCACTAACCATAATTTTATTTGGGAGGTCTGTGGCATGAGTGTCAGCCCAGCCACCAACAAGGGTATTGTAAGCAAAACTGCCGTTTGCAGAAGATGTGGTTATACTTGAAAGGCTACCAGCAGTACCATTACCACCAGAGCCACCAGCACCGCCAGCACCAATAACATAAGCTGCTCCGTTGAAATGACCAGCTGTGCCATAAACTAAGACCGCACCGCCGCCTTTACCACCGCTGCTCGTTGAAGGATAGGATGCACTATTACCACCGTAACCACCACCGCACAGATACATCCAAACAAAGTCAGTATCAGCTAAAGAGCCTTTGCTCCAAGTGCCTGATGATGTGTAAGTGTTGGTAGGGGAAGCGAGGTTTGGAAACACGACAGCTGGTGTGCCTGATGCAATGGTACCCCATTCGTAAGCACTATCACCAGCATTACGCTGGAGTACTTGTCCTGCACTTGCTCCAGTAGGTAGACCATCGCCCCATTCGTAGGCGCTATTACCAGCATTACGCTGAAGTACTTGTCCAGCAGCAGCGCCAGTGGGATATGCAAACGCATCGCCCCAGCCAAATGCTGTTGCTCCTGAGTTTACAGTAAGAACTTTCCCTGCGCTTCCTAAAGAAGCAGGTAAGTCACTAGTAAACTCAGCTGTAGTTACTGCTTTACTCATTCTATTAATTCCCACTCTTGTGTTTCTTCTTTCCAAGAGTAGTTATTACCATCAGTAGGATAAGAAACAGGTGATTGCCAAAAACAAGTGTTTTCGTCTAGTGTCCAACTAGCATAAGGTTTTGGAGAAATAAAAGCATCCCTTTCTGCGTCATACGTCATACCAACCCCTGCATAGTTCTTTCTTAAGGGCGTTCCCCCAAGACTATGGACATTGCCAGAAGTATTATAAGAAGTTTGTATCCAAGCACCGGGACTTGAGTCTACAAAGCTATCAAAAAATTCTGCTTCTGCTACGATTACTTTTTGAACAATATCGTTAATTACTTTTGCATAGTGCATTTTTATTTTCCTTTTATCATGTCACGTAGCGGAGAATAACGATGCCTGAGCCACCAGCCGCACCAGTAACACCGCTGCTTCCACCGCCTCCACCACCTGTGTTTGCTGTGCCAGCAACTCCAGCGCCAGCAACTCCACCAGCACCACCGCCGCCGTTGCCGCCAGTACCGCTCGTATTAGAGGGAATGGCACCTCCACCACCGCCAGCGTAAAATACACCAGAGCCTGTTCTAAGCGAGTTGCTGAGTCCTACACCGCCATTACCACCGTTGCCGCTACTACTGTTTCCACCAACAGCACCTTTTCCGCCGCCGCCAGCGCCAGTATAATTAGAGCCGCAAGCCCCGCCATTATTACCTTGACCTGATGTAGCAGTACCGCCAGCCCTAGAATTAGAAGTGCTACCGCCACCGCCAGAACCACCGTTTCCTCCCGTTTCTGAGGCTGAGTTTTGGTCTGCCGCGCCGCGTCCACCGCCAATCGCTGTTAATCCAAAAACAGAACTGTTATTACCTATAATTCCTGGACTTCCATTGTAATTATTTCTGGCACCTCCACCACCGCCAGCACCAATAACAATAGGGTATGTAACACCACCAGCTTTTGAAACTTGGCCTGTAATCAAGCCACCAGCACCACCGCCTCCACCGCCGCTGCTGCTTCCATGACCTGCTGAGTAGTATGAAGAACCGCCGCCGCCACCACCAGCTATAATTAAATAGTCTACAGCGGAGCTTACTGTAGCCCCTTCAGCAACAAAATTTCCAGAAGATAGAAACGTGTGAACTGTGTAAATACCGTATGTTGTTTTAATACCGCCTGAGCCACCAAATGGTTGGATTGAAGGTGAGTCTCCAAGGCCAAGAGACCCCCAAATATTGGCATTTGCCGTAGCGTCAGTACAAATAAACCCCTCGCCGCTTGTAGTGTTAATCCACATATGCCCAATGGCTGATGGATTTGTAGTAAGTGTTGGGTTTCCAGTGTTTACAGTAGTATCACTTAAAGAGTTAAAACTAGCAGAAGCATCGCCCCACTCGTAAGCGTTAGCGCCAGAGTTTACTTTTAGTACTTGAGAAGCAGAACCTATGCTAGAAGGAACATCCGCTGCAAAGTCTGCCATTTTTCTTGTTATAGTCATATTAGCCCCCTATGGCATGGTAGGCCAGTCAGCTTCCTGAAGGTTAGGCCAATTTGCGTGAGACGGAATGTCCCTTAACGCTGTTGAATAGTCTTTCCAAGCTTGACTTGGGACTAAGTCTGAACGAAATCGCCAGTCAGTAGCCGCAAGTAAAGTATTTCGAGTTTCTCTGTTAGCTTCAGCTGCGCGAGTATCTGCTGCGTTGGCCCAAGCTAGTTCTTCTGCATTACGCGCTGTTTCTTCAGCTGCTGTAAACTGGACGTTTTGTCCATTTATATTATGAAATCTTGGCATAAACGCCTCCTTTATACATGATAGACTCTCATATTACCTGCACCACCTGCCTTTGCCTGTGCGCCGGAACCTGATCCCGCTACTCTACCACAGCCGCCCATTCCACCTGGAACTGATCCCGCTGTTGTGCCTGTGGTCGTTTGTCCGCTAGCCAAATATTGATGCACTCCAGAGTTACCGCCGAATAAAGAAGTTCTTACATAGGTGTTATTTACTGTGCCTAGAGTAGCAAAACCTCCTCCGTTGAAAACTGACGTTTGAACTGATCCGGTCGAGGCAGATATTAAATTTAAAAATACGTTTGCCACTCCATCCTTCGCGGCGAATACACTTCCATCACCCGTGATCTTAACATACGCATCGTTAGTGCTTTCGAAGACTTGACTGGCACGACCATTCGTTAAGGTGTTATTGGATTGGGTAACTGCGGTTATAGTACCCGACCCACCGTAGCCTGTAAAGACTCTAATGCCAACGCCACTTGCTTGTGTGAATGTGGTGTTTCCTCCATTCCCTCCGTGGTTAGGGTTGCCGTTATTTGCTGCCGCAGTACCGCCAGCGCCAATTACATAAGCGCCACCGTTAAAATCTTTAGCAGTGCCAACGATTATGCGGCAAAAACCACCCGAACCAGTTGCAACTGGGTCAGGAGCTGTCCAGCCACCTGAACCTCCACCAACTAAATAAATCCAAACTACTGCATCATCAGCCAGACTGCCCTTGGACCAAGTGCCGCTGGAAGTATAAGTGTTTGTGGGGTTGCTCCAATCAGGTAGTGTCGGAGGAGAATAAGCAGTTGATACCGCACCCCATTCATAAGCCGTTGCTCCTGTATTAACTACTAAAGCTTGCCCTGCAGTCCCGATAGCATTAGGTGCATCGGAGCCGAAGTTAGCAAATTCTCTTGCTCTTGTCATTTAAGAATTCCTTATTCCGCACATTACAATTTCACCTGATGTTATATTACCACTACCAAACTTAAATTGAATCGCATTTACTTCATTTGTATTGATAAAAAATGAATTAATATAATCACCACCAGCACCTGGATAATAATAACCATTTGTATGAAAAACACCTACTTCACTCTGTGATACCGTATATGCACTAGCATGTGGTTTTATTATTCTAAATTGTCCTGAAATGCCATACTCGTTTGTATCGTTACCAGCCGGAACCTGATGATGGATATTAAAACCTGTTGTATCAGTATTAGCATTCAGATGATAGTTGCCATTAGTAGTGTCGTAACTACTGCCGCCGTTTACACTTGCATAGGCAAACAGGAGTTGATTATCAGTAGCAGGTTTTACATGATTTAAATAAAACACATAATTATCATATTTACTTGAGTCAAAAGCTGTAAAACTAGCAGAAGCAGCACTTGATAATTCACCAGATGAAGCTATAAATACCGTAGCGCCTCCTGCGGGAGTTGACCAAGAAGTAACTCCACTACCGTTTGAAGTTAACACTTGGCTAGCATCACCATCGTTGTTAGGGAGTGTTAGTGTGTAACTTGCTCCTGCACTATGGGGTGGGCCTTTAATAGTAACACCGTGGGTGTTGACTTCACAGTTTAACTTGAACTGACCTGCACCCTTAGTAGAGTTACCCTTAAACACTACTGCACCAGAACCGTTAGGATCTAAGTCAACGTTATTATTAGAAGCCGAAGTAATACTTTTATTATTAGTATCTAAGTTTCCACCAAGAGTAGGGGAAGTATCACCATCAATACTTACAGAGTTAATGTCAGAAATAGCATACTTTTGAATCTCTACACTATCTCCTGCTTGAGCTCCCGTTGCTAGTACTATTGAACTTCCGTTAGACGCCGTATAGTCGGCATCAGGAAGCTTAAGACCATTAACGAATACTTCTACTTGATTAGGAGTGTAGGTAGTAGTGAAAGTTGTTTGAGAAGCTGTAGCTGTAAAGGCTGCATTAGTAATTACTGCCGCTGCTGCGTCTAAACTACCTACTGTGTACTTAACAATTTCTAGTACAGACCCTGCTTGAGTCCCTGTATCAAGTACTACAGTAGAGCCATTAGAAGCCGTAAAATCAGAGTCAGGGAGCTTAATACCGTTTAGATAAACGTCTATAGCACCTGCTGTGTAAGTAAAGTTAAAAGTTGTTTGGTTAGCCGTTGCAGTGAACTCTTGAGCAGTTCTTACTGCTAGTTGAGCGTTAACCGCTGCTACCGTAAACTTTTGAACAGTAAGAATATCTCCTACTGTGGCCCCTGCGGTTAATACAATAGAGGAACCGCTAGTCGCAGCGTAATCCGAGGCTTGAAGTTTAACACCATTAAGATAAACAGTAACTCCCCCCACATCATAACTGTGAGTAAAATTAGTTTGTCCTGCTACAGCAGTAAACTCTGTCTCAGTATAAGAACTTGTGGGCAGAGTATAAAGGCTAGAGACCGTAAACTTTTGAACGCTTAGTATGTCACCAACAGTAGCGCCTGTTGCTAGTACAATACTAGTACCGTTAGTAGCTGTGTAGTCAGCAGCTTGTAGACGTACACCGTTAAGGAAGACTTCAATAGCCCCTGCAGTGTAATTAGCAGTAAACGTTGTTTGATTAGCTGTAGCTGTAAACTCTAGTTCTGAAAGTACTGCTGCTTGAGCGTGAACACTCTGCACAACAAACTTTTGAATGTCTAGAATGTCTCCGGCGTTAGCACCAGAAGCAAGAACAATAGCAGAACCACTAGAAGCCGTATAGTCAGAGTCTTGTAGTTTAATCCCGTTAAGGAAAACAAACACACCTCCTACGTCATAAGTCAAGGAAAAAGAAGTTTGACCTTGAGTAGCTGTAAACTTAACTTCGCTTAGTACTGTGCTTTTAGCAACAATACCTGAAACTGTAAAGGCTTCTACTTCAAGAGTGTCTCCTACAGTACAAGCGTTATCAAGGACAATAGTAGTACCAGTAGTAGCTGTAAAGTCACTAGATTGTAGGCGTATACCATTACGATAAACATTAACAGCGTTAGGCGTATAAGCTACAGTAAAGGTTGTTTGACCTGCTGTAGCAGTAAACTCTGTTTTAGTCTGCATAGCAGTTGGTTGTGCTGCTACGGGAGACATTTCTACTACAGTGCCATCAGTTTTCTTTGAGTAAAGTTTCTGGTCAGCTAGGTTAAGAGCTAACTCTCCAGGCTCCAAACTACCAGCAGAAGGAACACTACCAGTAGTCGAAGACTTTTTATGAATAATTTTAGTTGCCATTGGGCTAGTTCTCCATTGTGTGTAGGAAGGAGGTGACTATAGAGCCACCCCCTCAAAGAGTTGTACGGGCTTAGTACGTGCCACCATCAATAATAACGCTCTGCAAGGTTTCATCACCTAGATCCCACGCATCGCTGGTTTCATTCCAGACAAAAGTCTTGTTGGCTGCTGTACCGCGCTCCACTTCAATACCACTGTTAGCGGAGGGTGTGCCAGTTTCATCAGCATTAAGCTTAATAATAGCATCCCCAATGTTAACTTCATTAGAGTTAACAGTAGTAGTAGTGCCGTTGACAGTTAAGTTACCAGCAATAACAACTGTACCTGTGTTATCACCAATAGTTGCAGGGTCAATAGTAAAGGACGCTGGACCTTTTAAGGAACCTGATAAGGTAGCATCAGCAAAAGTTACATTGTCGGAAGTAGCTACCGCTTGCCCAATACTAATAGCACCGCCAGAAAAACCGACACCCGTTCCAGCAGAAAGGTGCGCTCTAACTTCACTAGCATTTGGTCCAGTATAAGCAATAACCCCTGTAGCGGCACTGTAAGCAAGGGAGCCATCACCACCGTTATCGGTTACACTCACATGAGCGCGGGTTTCCGCAGCACTTGGACCAGTGTAGGTAATAACTCCTGTAGAGCTATTATAGGCTGCTGAACCGTCACCACCAGCGTCTGTAACACTGATCGCGGCCCTCGCGTCTGCGTTATCGTAATCGCCTACAGAAACAAAAGCAGAGCCGTTATGCGCTTTAAGCACATTATTTGTAGAGTCAAACCACAGATCACCCTCTGCAGGATTTGCTGGGGCAGAAGTACTCACGTAGGGTCCACTCAAGGTAACAATAGCGTTACCATTGTCTTTAGTAAAGATCTTGCGGTTGACAAGGTTGATAGCCAGTTCTGCTTGATCTAAATCACCAGTAGCAGGGGAAGCCCCCGAAGTTACTGACTTCTTATGAATAATTTTAGTTGCCATTAAAAGGTGCCTCCTGAGATAACGGTGTTAGCGTTGTTTATTTGTGTTGTTGCTTTATACGTGCTTGAAGAGGCGTCATAAAGAAACATGGCACCGTCTGTTTTTCCTGAATTATCTACATCAGCTAAGTTAGTAGTAGTGAAAGAGTGTAGCTTGTAAGTAGAGCTGCTACTTTCATAAATAAGAACGTCACCATCTGAAGGGTTAACATTCTCAACGTCTATAAGATTCTGTAATTTAGCATTCTGAAAAATATTACCAGCGTTTATAATTTCAAGAATAGTTCCCGTTCCATTAACAAGAGTAACTATTAAATCATTAGCAGCGTTAACTACTACGCTACTTACTGAGTCGCCTTTAGCACCTTGCCCACCTGTTCTAGACAAGCTTAGTGTGTGGTCAGTTTTATCAAGAGTAATACTTACTGAGTTTGCTGTTACAGTTGTTTTATAAGCTGTCATTACGTCACCTCAGAAGGGGAGTAAAGTATTTCAACTAAGCCCCTCATAGGCTTCCAGATTTGTTTAGCATTACCTGCAGCATTATCAGCAACTTCTAGCCCAATCCACCCATACGAGGGTGCATTTGGGAGAGGCTGAGTTGTGTAGCTATTAATTAAGCTTTCTGGAATTACAATATTAAAAGTGTTGTCCGATACTGTAGCATCAATAATCGGTAAGGTTGTGATTATACCGCTACCCTGTTGAGTAGTGGGTAAACTAGTCGGGTCTGTATGATCAATAGAAGCGCTATTAGCTTCAATTATTTTAGCTAAAAGAGTGTAGCCTGTTAAGTTAGTTAACCAACCTAAAGTTACTCCTATTTGAACTTGCTCACCCTTGACTATTGATAACAGAATAGAACCATTATCATCAATTAAGTCTTTTGACTTAGAGTTTATTCTTGATCTTGCCATAGTGTTTCCTTTGTCAATCCTCAGATGGACTTAAAGAGGAGACCGCCACCTTTAGCGATCTCCATTTGTACGGGCTTTGTCGGCCTCTATTTCTTTCTAGCCTTGTGGGTTGTA